CGAGATATAAGCTACCTGCCACCACGTCGTAAGGTTGCTTATTTCCGTACCCCCGTCAAGCGCTAGAGGGTGAGAAGAGTTGCCCACTACGTATTGAAATTCTACAGTATCGCCCTGTTCCATAACGAACTCCGGAGAAAGTAGGGCGTGCGTTATGTCGTTGAATTCCGGGCTTTCGAAATCGTCTATAAACGTCCAAAGTTCGTTGCCGTTTCTAGAGAGTCGCATGGAAACGAAGTCTCCTGTATCGTGGTCTAAGCGCCCGTATACGTTCACCCTAAAGCGATAATAAGCGCGGTGAGGCACGGTGTACGTCGTGCCGCTTGTGAAGTTGTTATTTTGATCGTAGAAAGGAGTGCTTTCGCTCCATGCCGTTATGCTCGTAAAATTAGGATGCGCAGTTAACCCGGTTAAATTACTGCTTAAGCCTACGAGCATTTGATCAATAGAGAAATCGGTGTCGTCGTTGCTTGCTGGTGTAAGTAGCCCGTTATAGAGGCATAGGTACAAGTTATCTTCGTTGTCGAAGAAGTTCGAATCGTATGTATATCCCGCCCCTCTTAGAATGGTCTGAAAGAGTGCAGAAACTCGAAAGTAGGGCGTAAAGTCCGCGTGTTCAAGTGGGTTTGAAGATGTCCAAATATTGGAATAAGTCCAGTTTAAACCTTTATCCGGTAACCCGTAACGAATAACCCCGTTTGATAAAGTACCCGCCCAACTGGCCTCAAGGTTTGTAGCGTTCAAATCGTGGTCATACGTCGATAAGTCGAGGTCTGTCAGCATCCCGTCGCCGATATCCCGCGAGAGGTTGGCCGTCTCCCCGAAGAAAACGATTTCAACGTCTGCGTATTTACCCTTCTGCACGTATACCCCCTTCACCTGAATGAAGCCGCGCATTATCGGAATGGTGCTTGAAGTCAGTTCGGCAGAGGCTTTCGTTTTAGGATCCCATGTAGTTATCAGTCCGAACTCATTGACCGCCCCAAAGTAGTCCTGGTTCTTCTTGGTGAGCGGAACGCGGAAGGTCTGCGAGAAGCTCGAAGCCGAAGCGTTAATTTCTTGGATGTTGCTAAACTGATACGAGAGGTTTATCGGCTCGTTCTCGTACAGCTCAATTTCATTGCCTTCTATCGTAAGTCTTAGCATCGGATGATTTGAGCAAGTTCAACGTCGAACGTAATAACAAAAACCTTCGAGACGGTTTCCTCTTCGATTTGCATCGAACTCGTCTTTATGGTGACGGGAACCCAGAAGCCGTCAATTCGTGCCATGACGTTCTTCGACCGGAGGCAATACTGCATGAGCGTAATTTCTTCGATAGTGAGAATCCCGTTCAGTTGATACGATTCTTTTGCTTCGAGTTGGTACGGCTTGACTTGCCTCTCGCTCGTTCCAAAAGAAAAGGTCGAAGCGGAGTAATCGCCGACGATCTTTCGATAGGTCTTCTCTTCTCTAGAGACGGTCTTTTGTTTTTTGCCGTTAAAGCGGAGGTAATCCCACCCGCCGCGGGTATTTGCCCAACCGAGCTGAACGGCTTCGTTCTTTGTATAGCGGCAGTCGTTCGTCACACGAAGGACGTTTCCTGTCTGCGCATTTAGCCCCGTCGAAGGAATTACGTCGTAATAACTCCACCCACCCACGACAGCGTTGAGGGCGGTTACGAGTGCGGAAAAAGCTCCGGGGTATGCGTAGGTATAAAGAAGACTCCCTTTGACGTTTGTTGCGTTTGCCGCCCAATTGGTAGACGGTACTAAGCCCCCATTGGTCGCGTTTATGTCATACGTCAAGGTATCGTCTAGCGTGCCGGAGGTGTCGTATATCTTGAAGAGAAGCCGCTCGATAAGCGAACCTGTGTCGTCGGTATTGAGGAACGCCGCAAGCCCTTGGTCTTCTATGCCCGCTTTTATTTCGATAACGTTGTTCGAAGGAACGCGATCCGTGAGCCATACCTTTCTGTTGGATTGAGTGCCGTAGAAGTCCGCGAATGAAGGGTGAAGGCCGTCCGAAATTTGCTCGTACCCATCGACAAGGTATAGCGTCTGGTTATCTTCATCGAGGTTCTCAGAGCCGTCATAATACCCCACCCGTACCGTATAGCGGTTCACTCCGTTATTTGCGCGGGTGAACGGTTGGTTATTGAAGCTGTGAATCGCCGTCGTAGTGTTGTATCGAAACGGATCGACTTCCGTCCTCCCCTTTACGACTTCAGACAAATCAAAGAACGAGCGTTCGTTGGGGTTGGGCGTGAGGTAGATTTTTGATATCTCCGTCCCGTTCTCTTCTACTTGGATAATAAAACGATATGCCGCGTCGAGGGGTGTCGTTTGAGAACCGAGGGTATATATCAAGCGTTGCCCTGCTGGGAACCAATTCTCGCCGGGAGAGTCTACAAATACCGCGCTCATTTTATTGTGATGTTACCGAGTTTTAACTTGAACTTGTCTTCTATGTCTTCCGCTATTGCGTCGCCCATCTTCTTATCGAATCGCTTGGAAACGGCTGTGAAGGCTTTCTCATAAAACCGAAGACCTACGATTCCCTTACGTTTGACGGCTCGACCAAGTACAAAAGCCAAAGACTCCGCGCTCTGTTTTTTGAAACGCCCTTTTTTATCTCTGGATTTGATGCCTTTCGATCTTATCCATTTCATTAATTCTAACCGATGCTTCTTCGAGGGGTTTTCAAACTTGAATTTGAAGAAGGGCGACTTCTGGCTCTTGCGAGTTCCGTCAACTCCCCAATGCAAAAAGGCCGCGTATTTATCGGCTTTGCCTTTTGCTCCAAAGGTGATAGATTTAATCGTGTCGCCCTGTACGCGGATGCGGTAAGAAAGAGAACGCTTGAGCGTTCCAGACGCTACCCCGTAGCTCTTGTTCTTCCCTATCTTCCTCCCTCCGAGATGACGCTTTGCCGACTTGACAACTTCGTCCGCGAATTTGGTGAGTACCGCGTTGAGGTTTTTCATATCCCCGCCCTCTCCGAAGCCTTGCGGCAATGGTCGTCTTCTACGCTATCGAGTAACGAGGTAAGCCATGTCCCCAACCGCGTGAGCGTCTTCTCTCGTTGGTTGGCTCCTAAGACCGCAGAAACGGAATGATTACCAAAAGGCACGCCTTTATCCATTAGAAGCCGATTAAGGAACTTTGAGGCCGTAACGGAGACAATGGTCGAAACGTCTCTAAAGAGGTCGTATATGGCTCTCCAAATGCTTCTTAGGATATCTGAGGCGATGAAGTAAAGCGACTCGCCAAACGAGTACACGATCCCGACGGGGATTGCTACCATAGCGAGAACAAAGAGGAAGAGGACTTTTAGTATTTTCATAATTCGGGATCTTCAGGGAACCAACCGTGTTCAATCATATACGCCTCATCTCTTACGGTTGTAGTGCTGGGAACGATTGCCCCAAACGGGAAGGATTGCGCGTTAAGTACGTAGCTCGAAAGCTGTCGTATTTCTACCTCGCTCAATTCGAGCATTAAGGTAATAAGCTTCTCCAGCGTCGCCATAGGGCTAACGGGGATGTTGTATTCCGTATCCACCTGCAAAGCGAATTGAATGCCGTCAGGGTGTTCGATGACTCCGAATACCGTCCCGTCCTTTTGATACGGTTCTTGCGTGACCAACGGCGCTGTGATGTTGTACAGTTCGCGCGTTATGGCTTTGGCTCGGTGTTCGCTTGTTAGCGTTCCTTCGGGGAGTACTATGATATAGCCGTCCATTAGTAGATGCTGTAAAAAGTGTTCAAGTTATTTTCAATTCCTGTGCGGTTGGTGGATTGGTTGCTCTCCCATATAAGCACCTCCTGCATATCATAGGCGGGTATGCTGTATTGCCAACCCAATCTCGTCCATACGGCATCGCTCAAATCCAAATCAAAGGCATTAATTAAAGATTGTGAAGATTGCAAAGCTGTCCGCAGGTCTGTTCTTGAAGTCCCCGTAAAACTTGAACCATTGATGTAATAGCTGGGAGTCCCCATACCTAACGTGTGTGAGTCAGTATTCACCTGTTGCATGAACCAAATTTCATTGTTGTCAACAGACAAAGCGACATTGTAGGTAAATGAGCCTTTCACGACCATCCAACAAGAACAGCTTGAACCGCTTAACGTTGTTAAATTTAAAGATGTGTTGTTGCTATTTCTAGTCATTATGGGCTTTCCGTTCTCCACTTCCACCGCACCGCTTGAAACGATTCTCGGTTGGTTCGCTGTATTGGTCTGCGTCGCGTCGTTGCTGTTGCCGCTTTGGTCATACCAAGTCTTTACGAACGCATCTCCCGTACCTGCGAAAGCCAAAAGCGAAACGGTATCGAGTTCACCGAATACGTTGAAATTTATATCTTGCTCGGCGTTGTCTGACGACCTACGGACGCGGATAGCTGAACCCGTGTAGGCGGTGCGCATCAATCGCAAAGAATAGCAAGCCGCCGCACCTGTATACGTGTCGAGTAGTGGCGTGTTTTGGGTGAAGTAGTCGCCTATGTTGGATTCGATGCTGGTGCGGTCGGTGGATTTGTTCGAATCCCATACAATTATCTCCTGTATTTGCCCGTCAAATTTTTCTTTATTGTCCGACGTGCCGTCATACGTTCCTATTGCCGTGCTCGTCGTTGGAGCGGTCATAGTTGCGGGCGTAATGTTCTGAATCTCTACGCCGTCAAGGTGTAAAATTTGACTGGTTGCGCTTTTCGTATAGGCAAATATCAATGACTGTGTATCATTCAAATGTGTTTCGTTTGTCGTGAACTGGTCAGCAACACCACGATAAAACAGATTGTATTTATCCGTCTTGGTTGTAAGTGCATAACCATTAGCGACGCCCACACCTATAATAGGGTCATAGTTTGCCTTATGTGGGTTCTTATGAACTGCTGAAATACTCACCTCTGTACTACTGGAAATGAGGCCTGCATACATCCTGTTATTTGTACCATCAAAGTCCACCGCTACTTTTCCGTTCTCCTTCACCAACGCCCCGCCCGTGTATATCGTCGGTTCGTTTGCAGGTGCTGCGGCTGTCGCTGTGTTCCCGTTTCCTGATTGGTCAAGCCATTGATAGACCGTGCAGGTCGTGCCCGTGCAGAACGATTCAATATCTGCCTCGCTTATATTTCCTGAAGCGTCGAAGCCGATTGTTTGAGTAGTGCTATCCGATGCCCTGCGGATGACCATGCAGTCCGTTACGTTGCCATTCAACCGCCGCGTTGAGTACGCGGCCTCTGCTCCACTTCCATACGTCTCATTTAACAACCCCGTAAAGGCGGGTGCGGCTGTGACCTCCTCCCACGTCTGTATCAACGTAAACGGTGGAGTGCCGTAGGTATCGCCGTCCCTGAACCCTTCAAACGTGCTTTCCGTTGCGCTATAAGCGGTATCGTCTGCAAAGGTGTGGATCAAAGTAAAGTCACCAATCACCGCCCCGCTTTCAAGGAAGCCCGCCTTTTGATAGATCTTGCGCTTAATAACCTTCCCCGCTGTAGGGGTGTCGCTCTCAGCGTCTATGAAGATACCGTCGCCGTCTGCCTTGACCGTATAGACGCGCTCGGCAAATGGGGTGATGGCTTGCTTGTTTATTTCGGCTTCGTCTTCGAATCGGTTAGTGAAGTTCGGCAACGACTTAAATACGTTTGCTGTGCCGTCGTATATAAGAGCCTGATTACCTGTGGGCGTTCCCGTAATGGTTACGTCGCTGAGATCGTTTAGTTCCGTAGGTACTGCGCTGGTGTCCGCTTTGGCATCGAGTGCCGTTTGCGTAGCCGTAGAGACGGGCTTATCTGCGTCGCTCGTATTGTCAACGTTTCCGAGTCCTATATCTCCTTTCGCTACGGTGTCGTTGACCCATTCGCTCCCGTCATAAATAAGGGCTTCACGGTTGGCGGGCGTGACGATTGAAACGTCGTCCAAGTTGCCGAGGCTCGTCGCGCTCTGGTCGTTACCCGGTAGCCATTCGCCCGAAGCGTTATCGTACTTCAATACTTGTCCATCCGTTACGCCTGTAGTATCTACGTCGGTGAGGTCGTTGAGCGTCTCCGCGCCGCCTGTGTCCAAAGTCACAACCCCGTCTCCGTCATCGGTAAGAGTGCCGTTCGTTACGTTAATCGTTCTGACGCTTTGAACGTCGGTCGTCCCGTCAATCGTAAGCATACGGAGCACCCCGCGCCGGGCATACGTGACTTCTGTTCCTCCCGGCTCTACTCCATCAATGGGAGCGTTGCAAGCGTCCCACTCGTAAGGGATGGCAACCGACAAATCGAGAAGCACGCCGGAGAGGACGTTCTTCGTCTCTTCTTCGAGTGGCGTAGTCGTAGCGTTTACGACCTCGTAATCTTGAGCGAAGAGGAAGATATTCCCGCCGTTCTTAATGTCTGCGATAATGTCCTCCGCGCATTGCTCCGCATCGGAGACCACTTCCTTTTGTCGGTCTACTTTGTCTGTCTTGTCCGCTGGAACGTCAAGGATATAGACCTCGATGTTGTAGGTCTTCGTTCCTGCGTCGTAGTTGGCTCCCGTATATACGAGATGCATGAGAGGGAAATCGGTAAACTTCGAGAGGTCGGCATCGTCAGGAGACCCAAAAGAAAAGGTCTTGATAAAGAAATGATTCTCTGCGAATATTTCGAAGCGTTCGACTATGTTATTGAACGTGATCATGTGCGGCTCTGTCTTTTAAATAGCTGAGATGTTGGAAGACGACTTGAATAGGAAGCTCCGTAACCGAGTCCACCTTGAGGAGGTCTTCTCCGGAGAGGGCGTAGAGGATGTGATACCATCCCCATTTTTCGCCAACCGGATCGCTTCCCCCGCTACCTCCAGTAAAGAGGACTTCATATTGTGAAGCAGTTCGTTTCTGGTAGTCCAAAAAAAAAGCAACGTACCCGATACGAGGTCGGCGGACATCTCTTCGAAAAGGCTTGCGTCTTCTTTGGCGGTGTACTTCTTGATTTCGTACTTGTCTCCGAGTTCGTAGGTCACCTCTCGGAAGAGAACCGCCATCACCTTATGAGCGTTCTTCCAAAAATCTTCGAGGTACGTTTCGATGTCGATCCATTCTCCCGCCGTAAAAGCATCCCAATCGGGAATGAAGCCCAAGCGTTTTCCGTCGATTGTAATCACTTTCTCAAAGCGTGCGGTCTCTTGGGTTAAGAGTTTATCGATATGCTCCGTGGCGGCATCTATGAGCTTCTGAGGCATTGCCCGGAGTTTATCTTCGCTCTTGCCCGTACAAACGGAGAGCCGCTCAATTTGGTTTTCGCTCGTCATAATCACTTGAAGTTCTCCAAGCGTAAGATCCGACCATTTATGCGGGAGGCGTAGTTCCATCGTTTAAATAACTTTTATCGTTTGGTTTCCTTACGTCTCGAAAGTTAGGACAAAAAAAAGCCCCGCGAGGGGCTTTGGCTTAGTGCCTTTCTATACTGTATTTGACTCGTGAGAAATTCGGTCTCAAGTGCTTTCGAACTTCATCCTCGTTTGCAAATTCATACGCTTCCAATTTGTTCGGAGTGCAAAGGTTGATTGTTCCCATCGCGCTTTGGTGCTTCTGTTGAAGGTATTGAACGCCTTCGTCAAAATGGATCTTGCAAATAATCATCTTCTTTGTTTTTGATAGAGTTCTACTTTGAATCTGTCTCGGTTTGTTTTGTACCGAAGGGAGAGCACCCAGTCGGTTTTTGCACGATCCCAACGCCATTTGCATTTATCTTCGCTTAGGTTGACGTTGAAAACGGGGTCACTTTTTAGTTTGCCGTTTTCGTCTATTACCTGCGGATAATAGAAGGTGCTCTTTACGTATGCGTTTAAATACGTGTCGTAAATACTAACTTCTGCATAGTCGTCTAAAGCATCGTACTTACCGAACGAAAGTTGTTCTGTTTTCATTGTTTTTCGTTTGTTACAGCCGGGCGATATTGCCCTATACGTCAAAGAACTTATGACAAAGATACGAAATAAATTTCAATAAACCAAATTTATTTTAGTTTGGTTTCCTTACCCGATAGCGTAAGAGCCGAAGTTCGGGTTCGTTTGGTTGAAGGTAATGGCGTACCTCATCGCGTCGATAGCGTGATTGAATGAGTCGACGGGTTCATTGAGTTGCTTCCCGTTCTTGTCCTCCTTCCATTTGTAGTTGCGTAGCTCCTTAATGACGTTCACACTCCGAGCCGTGACAAGAAGCGGTCTCGAATGGAGGAACTGGATTCCATTTTTAACCGAATCTTTTCCCTTTCTTGCTCCGTGAGTATTGAATCCGTGAGCGTGTATCTCGTCGATGCTCTTTGGTTCAGCGCTGTCACAGATGATAACATCCGATCGAGAGACTCCACTATCTCGGAGGACTTTCGATATATCCGAATTAGTAAGTCTTGTTGCGTAGCAGAGTTCATCGACGGCGAACCCGTGGCCGTCGGTGTAGACTCGGACGATGGCGGTCGGGTCTGCGGTGTACCCGAAGTCGAGCCCGAGGTTGAGGAGTTTGTATTCATTTGGTATTTGGTCTATTTCTTTCCAATGGGTGAAGACGGTTGCTTGTGATGCTCCTCGTTCTCCGAGTCCGTAGACCCTCCAGAAGTTTTCGTCTGCTTCTTTGAATCGCTCAATCTCCATGACCACACTTTCGGGGAGGAAGGGGTTGTCTTTGTACGTGGTCTGAAAGAACGCCGCGTCTTCTCTTGGGATAACTTCGTCATAAATCCAATGAAATTCGTCTGAGGGGTTGTAGTCAATTAATACTCTCCCGGTAGTTCGGAGGAGGAGTTGCCGCCAATCTTCGAGGTTTATCTCGTTGGCTTCGTTGATGAATAGAACGTCTCGCTTTCGTCCTCTTACCTTCTGCGGTTGGTCGATGCTGATGAACTCGACCATATTCCCCCAGAGTTGATACGTCGCGTCGCTCTTGTTGTGGAGGTCGGGGTTGTATATGTCTTCCCGGTTGAGTATCTCGAAGAAGTCCCGCATCGCGGTGGCTCGAAGTGCGGGGAAGGTCTTCCGGCAAATGGTAACCACGAGACCGCTGTTCTTGTGGCAAAGCTCTATGAGTGCCGTAAGGATGGAGTAAGTCTTTCCGGATCGTGTTCCTCCTTGGTGGACTTGAATCTTTGCCTTGCATTCTTTGACGTGGTAATATGTCGCGGGGAGTTTACTCATCCAACCACGAGAGCGGCTTCTTCTCTGTTACCTCTATCTCTTGCCGTTCGATATATCCGCGCTTCTTGCCTTTGGTCTTCAGGAAGAAGATAGTCGCGGCGGGGTTGCCTTCCTTTACGAGCTTGTAGAGGTGGCTCTCTGCGAAGTCGAGAACGCCGTCTTGAATGGAGTCGACCGCTTTCTTGTATTCGGGGTCTGCCTTCATCCAAGCGTAATGAGTCGAGCGGTCAATCCCAACCATCTTCGCGGCTGTTGATACGATACCCAAAGACTTCTCGAGAGCTTCGAGCATCAAGCCTTTTTTGGTGTTGGATGTGTTGATTTTTACTGCTTCCATTTTTTTAAAATATGAAGGGGGTCATCACCAACCCCCCCCCTCTTTTCAATAAGGCTTATCTATATACAAAGAACGTTTGGTGATTTATAGATTTTCTTTAGTTGCTTTCTTACCTGTGAAGTCCTCCCATCGCTTAACGATGACATCGCAATACTTCGGATCAAGTTCCATCCCGTAACATTTGCGCCTTGTCTTCTCTGCTCCAATTAGCGTAGATCCAGAACCGAGAAAAGGTTCAACAACAACTTCTCCGTATGGGCAACTGCTATTCATCACACGTTCCATCATCTCGACGGGTTTGGGTGTTGCGTGTCCGTGTCGTTCTTCTCCGTGTACTCTTGAGAACTCCCAAACATCTCGCATAACGTCGTGACCGTTATTAAAAAAACTCCGCATCGCGGAATGTTTCTCGCCAATGATACCCCGAATCTTTCCTCGTAACCCATCCCATTCACGTTTAAGTTCCGACCAAGGTTTGGTGAAAGCGTCGGTGTGTTCTTGAAGTTTGAGGTAATGCTTCTCTCCGATAAGTTGAAACTGCGATTCGGTAAACCAGTGCGAGAACATTTGCACCCCGGTTAACTCTTGCACTTGCTTTTTATCAAGTCCCGACTTTTCAAGTTCTGTTTGTTGATACGTCAAAAGTCCTCTATGCTCTTCGGGGAAATCTTCTGCGTTTAAATTTCCGATGAACTGTTGCCCAATTTGAATATACAAACAACGCTCCGATGCTTCCGGGTATTGGTGCATTAGGTCGGATTTCATTCCCGGTATCGCTTTCTTATCCCATACGATTTCGTTGCGAACTTCTATCTTCTCCGTTTCTGCAAGTCCTCCTTTGTACCAAAGCCTCCAAAGATCCGGAGCGTTTCCCCAAATATATGCTGAGGCGTTATCCTTTGAATGCTTGCGAAATGCATTCCACCAATCCATCTGGAACTTGTCGAGCTTTTCGCGGTACAGGTTATCGTTAAGCACCCCGTCTTTCTCTTTGCCCATTCCGTAAGGTGGGTCTGCGTGAATGAGTGTCGCCTTCTCTCCGTTCATTAGCTTATCAACGTCCTCCGCCTTGGTCGAGTCCCCACAAAGCAAACGATGCTCTCCCAAGATATACAAGTCTCCGAGCTTGGTCTTCGGCTCTTCCGGTGCTTCGGGTACTTCGTCGGGATCCGTGAGGCCTTCGGTCGGTTCTTCTTCGGGTTGCCATACATCGAGACCCCATTCTTCGAGTTGGGTTGCGTCCCATTCGTTTGCGAGGATATCCCAATCCCATTCTCCGAATCCTACGTTATCCTTTACGATAAATTCATTCGCCTTGCTCTCTTCCCATGAGGCTACGTAGACGGGTGCTTCTTTGAGTCCTGCGGCCTTGCAAGCCTTGAGGCGCATATTCCCACCGAGAACGATATTCTCTGGGTTTACGACTATGGGACGCGCTTCGAGCATCTCCGGGAATTCCTTGATGCTAGTTACTAGCTTTTGGAATTTGTCGTCTTTAATTATCCGAGGGTTGTTCGGGTTCTCCTGAAGCTCCGAGAGATTCATGAGCTTGAACGATGACGGCTTCGAGGGTGTGGAGGAATTCGGCATTATGTACGGCTAAGGTTAAGAGGAGGGTTGCGGGATCTTGTCCGACATGCAAGCGGACGACTTCGGCGTTCTCCGTTATGAGGAGGTAGTTCTTTGCGTGGAGGAGGGCTTTACGTGCATTTCTCATGGGTGCAATATACGGCCTTCGACGTCCATCGCAATCGTTTCGAGCCAGTCGCGATCGTAGTAATTCATATGGGGGAGCCTACGGTGTAGGACTTTCATCCCTCCGTAACTAACGGTTTCGAATTGTTCTTTGTGGGGTTGCTTCATGTATTCGCGAATATTCTTCGCTATCTCTTCCCGCTCTTCTTTGGTGTAGCTCATTCTTTTATCGTTTGCTGGTAGATTAATTCACAGGCGCGAATGCGCTCTTCGGGATCCTCGTAATCTCGTTTTGCTATAACGCAATTGACGCAACGATTCATGAAGAGGTAGCGGTTCTCGCTTTTATTTGGTTTCGGGAGGGGCATCTTTTAAAAGGGCTTTGAGTTGGTTAAACATCCGCCTATTACAACTCGAACAAGACGAAGGAGAGGTATTCGTTCCCGTGGCCTTGGAATAAATACGGGCGAGGTCTCCGTTGGTTGCTTTGTTGGGGTTGTCCAGGAGCTTGCGGATTTCTGCGAGGTCGCTTTCTTTTATCTCTGCTCCCCATTTTCCTAAAGGGCAAGAAGAGACTTTGAGGCGCGCTTTCGTGGGCATATGGCAACCGCACAATTTCGAGTCCGTAAAGGCTTCGGTTACGAGGGGGCCACAACTCCTCGTCTTCTCGACGAAGTGTTCGCAACCTTGACAGACCGCGAGGCGATCATTCCTTTTCTGAGCGGTGACGAAGAACATCTTTTAGGATTTTTCGTGTAACGTGTAGTGAGCGATAAAGGGTAGATTCTCCAATCCCAGACCGTCGAGATACGTCAGCCATATTCCACCCTTGCAAGTACAGAGAGAAGACGGTTCGGTCAAACCAGCTGAGGCGGTCGAGGAGCAACTGCATCTGTTCTCGTTGTATGGCTTTTGCCCAATCGTTTTCGCTTGCTTGTTCTTGCGGTTCATTATCTGTTACGTGATAGAGTTGTTTAAACTTGCCCCGTGTGGCTTCGTTGTACATGGCTTTAATAAAGTACCCCAGCGCGTTTTCGGGGAAGTCTTTATCTATGCACCTGAGATAGACGTGATGTACAAGGTCGGAAGGGTTCTCCGTCCATCGTCGCCCGATGGTTCGAAGTTTTAAATAGTTCCTCGTTAGGAAGTTATTCCAGTCCTTTTTGTGCCTTGAGTTCATTTACTTTCGCCCGGTATATTTTACAAAGATCCTCAAGCTCGTGAACGCTGAAGCGTTTCGTTTCGTTGCTCAGCCTCACGAGGCGATCCGCTGTGCCTTCTCCGTGTTCTTCGTCGAGGCGTTTCGCGAATTCGTACTGCGCTCCCCCTTCGAATCCGTTGCAGGCCTTACATTGGAATTGAACGTTCAACTCACAAAAGCGGGTAGGCATCTTTTGCCGTACCATAAAATGACCAGCGTCTGCGCTTTTGTAATGGCGCAAGCGTCCGCAAGTAAAGCACTCTCCCCACCCTTCATCGTTGACCGCACGAAGCCGGATAAATTGGGAGAATATCTTATCGAGCTTCGCTTTCGCCTTTGCTACTCCCATTCGATATCGTATAAAGTACCCAGCAGAACTCCCTCAAGAATTTCATCTGCGTCTTCTGGTGTCAATTCGCTGATATTTAAGGGTTGTATCTTTACCTTAACGTAAGCCCCGTAAGGCCATTTATCCTCGACAATTAAGTCCACGTCTTGAATTGTGCAGTCGATTGCATTGAAGTCGTAAGTAGTTTCAAATTCTCCATCAACGTAGATGCATTTCTTGCCTATGAGTTTTTTGAAATCATTCATCCTTATCGTTTTTACCGGGTATTAAAAAAGGGTTGTTCTTTAATCGATAGGCCAGCTTCGCCGCTTCTGCATCGTATTTGGGAACGTTGGTTGGTTGATCCGTGCCCCTCGTGATTTCTTTGTTCATGCGCTCAAGGATAGGGGCGCGTTCTTCTTCGTGCTTGATTAAGCACTCGCGGAACTCTTGAATTTTGAGCCGCTCATAGAATTTACCGTAATGCCCTTGTTTCATGCGGTCGCAAACTAACCTTAATTCCTCAAGTTTAAAAACCGGGAACACGTCGAAGATAGTTTCTGCACAGAGGGCGAAGTCTTCGAAGCCGTTGAGGGTCTTCTTCGCGTCTATAAATTCCACCGTCTTTTTTATCATCTGCACGACCTCCGATCGTGTTTGCTCTGGAAAGTATCTGAGCGCGGTTCGAATATTCGTGCCTTCTTTCCATGCGGTTTCGCTAGTCGTTTTAAATAGTCCCGTGCTTGAGATAGTTTTCAAGCTGGTCTCTACTTGGTGCTTTCGTTGTTGTAGTTCGTTGTTCATCGTTGTTTCGTTTAATCCAATTGCGGGCGGCCGCCTCCCAATTCTTCATCTTGGATTTGCCGACCATCCAGCCTTTGGATTCGTAAAAGTTATGAAATTTCTCTCCTTCGTCGGTACTGCTTCCTGCCTTTTCGAATTTATCCATGCATTCTTCAATACTTGGAGGGGAAAATCTGCTTCTCTTTAGTTGTTCTTTATTCTTCTCTATAGTTACATCTATAGTATGCGCAACTGTAGTTGCTTCTAGTTGCAACTGTGGTTGCTTCTTTTGCAACGATTGTTGCTTCTTTTGCAACTGTAGTTGCTTGTTCCTATCGTTGCTTGTTCCAATCGTTGCTTCTATGATAACCGTCATCTTTCTTTTGTGACCGTATCCTTCGCAAGCCAAGTAATGAGTCTCGCACAAATCCTTCCGCATTTTACGGATGTATTGAGGAGTGCAAACCAATGTCTCCGCGAGGTACTCGTCCCCGGCCCAGCAAGAACCGTCCTTGTGACTCAGGGAATGAATCTTAGCAAGGAGGATTCGTTGCATGGGTGAGAGGTCGGCGAGTTCCCATATCTCGAACGGGATCCATATACCTTTGTTTTCGTTGTTGTCCATCGGCTAAAAGTAAAAAAAAGGGGGTTATTCCACCCCCTCTCTTTCAAAAATCATTACTTCTTCCACGATCTCGGCGTAGGTAGCTCCGCACGTTTCGGATATCTCCGGTAGGTGCTTCAGCATATTTCTCCCGCCGTTATCGCACCAGTTCCGAACGGTGTTCGAGGTGACCCCGATAATTCGAGAGGCTTTTTCTACGGAATCGTAGTTCCGGATTAGGAATAATTTGATGTTATTCATAGCGTTCGTATTTGATAGCTCCCCACAAGAAGGAACGAGAAACCTTCACTCGCTTATTTAGAGGGGCCTTCCTTGCATTATCTCCGTCTTCGGTAGGGGTTACCCTATCTGGCGTGTTTTGGCTTTGTTTTTTGCACTCAAATGCGATTACGTTATGTACAAGTTGACGACTGCATTCGTACTTCTTCGCAATCGTTGACACTTTTGCCTTCGGATGCTTGCGCAGATATGCGCGAATTTTTGCGCTTTTGCTCATAGCTTCGAGATTAAAGTGTTTCGAATGCTTAACAAGAACTCAGCGGCTTCGAGAATCTTTTCAGGATCGCTCTCTTGCGTAATAGCGTGACCGATTGCCCAGCTTGCGTCGATACGCTTCTGGATGTCAGGGCTGTTCTTTTGGCCTCCTTGCCCGAAGCCCGGCTTCGTGAGCCGCATACGGTCGCCCCACTTAGACGGAGTGACTTCGAACTCTACTTCGTCGCCTACGCTCCATCGGTTTTCACTCTTTGCGGATACCTCTCCGCTTTCTCCGGATTCGAGTTGAACTTCGAATTTGTACATCAAGCCGTTTTGGCTATCATAGGTGCCATTCGGTTGAATGGTCTTGATTTTAGACTGTCCCATTTTTTTGGTTTTAGGGGTTGAAATTCTCTTTGTATGATCTCGCCCATTCCGTTTGATTGAAATTGGGGAGGTCGATAGGTCTTAAAAGGTTGGCGCGAAGTTGCAAAAATATTTCGCTCCAGCGTTCTTCGGTCGGCTCTCCTGACAAGATTTCGTCTTCGAGTCCTCCGTCGTCATCGCGTAGCGAAGAGTTCCTAAGGAGTTCGAGAGCGTCGGTTTTCATTTGCTCAAAGTCCGGGCTTTCACTATCGCCGTCTTGAATTGCTTCCATGCTTTGTCGAATTCTGCATCTTCATCGCGGAGGCTTTGCGCCCATTCGTTGAATGAAGAAGCGGGGTTAACGTTCACGCTACTTTGTACGCATACGGGCTTTGCCCATTGCTTTTCTTTTAAATTCTGCATTTATGTATCTGTTTAGGTTAATGATCGCGGAGTCAACTTCAAAGCGGAGGCGGTCGATATCCTCCCCTTTAAATTCTTCTTGTGCCCAGTCCCAATACTTCAGGACGTCTTCTTTTATCTCGTTCATTGCTTCAAGAGTTCTTCTTCGATTTCCTCCTCGATCCGCTTGAATTGGAAGTCTAAATAAGCGGGGTTCACTTCGGTTACGTCAATAACTGACTCGCCGCTTCTGAGCCATATTCGTTGAATTTCGAATGTCGAAGGGCTGGGAGGGGTGTCATATGTTCCCTCTTCTCCGTATTGGATTGAATACTCTACTTCGAGGTAGACGTTGCAATCGATTTGGATTTCGTGCTGTTCCATTTGTTTGTTGTTCATGTGGCTAAACTACAAATAAATTTTAGTTATCCAAAATTTTCTTTAGTTTTTATGCAAAAAAAGAGGGAAGCCGCGTTCGGCCTCCCCCTCATTGAACAACAAACGTAAACAGATAGATAACTATCAACCGGGAAGATACGTCATTTCTGAGAGCTTCCGAAATAGTAGTTGACGACTTGCCCCACGAGAGTCCCCTCCGCAAATCCGAGGATGTGAAAAAAGATTTCTTTGTCTTCGACCCCTGACTTTGCCCATGCTACGAGGACGATCCCGATGCTCATGGCCGCAATGCCAACGAACATCTGCATATAGTCGCGCTTTCCAAGTGCCTTCGTAACTTCTACCTCTCGATTTCTTGCGCTGGCTCTGTCTGCGTTGGCAAGTTCGAGAAGCAAGACCCGCGCCTTTTCTTTCTCTTCCTCGCTTTCCGTACTCTTGTCAATGAGTACCCCCAAGGCTTTGAGCAGTTCCCCACCTGGCACGAGTTCCCCAATCGCTTCGAGTACGTCGGGGCTTTTATCCCTGAACCATTTACCGAGCTTTGTTTCTTTTAGTTTCATGAGTACATGGTTGAAATGCGTTCGTCGATACCGTAATCTAAAAGAACGCGAGAACCCCTATACTCGCCCCAATTTTCCAGACGGTACAAGTCACAGTTAGTAATATCAAAAGCGGGGATACTAGCCTTGATGATGGCAACAAGTTGCGGAGGTATTTCGTCGGTAGGTGCGATTCTACGCATACAAACGAACCCACCAAACGACCAAAGGAGCGGAGCGAGATAGCCGCTTGTTTTGTGGTTTTCCCAGACCTTCCCCTCGTTTACTCCTTGCAACCATCCCCGGCGGTCTAATGGGATTTTGTAGGCTTTGGTTTTAGTTAGAATGACGAGGCGCGTAGATATCTTGATTTTCATAAGTCCATAAGCACGTTGAAAGCGGTATGCCCGCCGATGATTACCCCGCACCCTATCGCTTGCTTTTTAAAGTGCTTCGCGTATGCCGCCGAATAGCTGTCACGATCTAGCCCGCACCCTACCTGCATTCCGAAAATCTTAAAGTTATTTCCGACCATCCATTCTGCGTACGCTTGCGTATGAATATGACCTTGAACGGTTGATTGCATATCGTTCTTGGCTTTGGTTCTTGCCGTGCCTCCTTCGCCGTGGACGTATTGCACGCCGTCATACTCAATGCGCTCGACCCAATTCCACGAAGTGCCGAGAACTTCGTTATAGTCGCGTATCCATTCACGAGGGACGGACGAAGAGAAGGCCTTTCTCATAATGATACGATCATGGTTTCCGATTATAACGTCAGCCACGGGGAAAGCCTCAGCCCATTGCGCGACGTGCTGGATAGCTTGTTGTAATTCGTAGCCCCCTCCCAAGCCGTTCGGGTCGCTCTCGTGATAGCTTGAGTAGTGGTTGTCTATGATGTCCCCAATAAAGACGACTTGGTTGCAGTAATGCTTCTCGTAGGTATCCACGCAAAATTCGAGGTACCCGTCCAGCTCAAAAGGACAATGCAAATCCCCTATGCAAAGAATCCTTCGCTCGTTCTTTTTGAGGCTCTTGATAGCCTTTGCGAGTTTGGGATCTAAGCGGGGGCGAAAGTTATTCAATACGTCCAGATTCTATGTTGCGACTTATTTACGTCCAAATCTACATGAATGAAGTTTGGCCCGATTCCTATTCGATTAAAGCCGACTTCGGAAAGTGCTTCGAGAATGATGTACCTCGCCCTCGAATCTTCTACGTGTATATCGGCGGCAAGCCCTAACAAGTGCGAAGAGTTCTTCGCTACGGGGTACCCCCTCTTTTTGAGGTCTTGGTTATAGGCTACGGTGCGAAAGCCGCTATTCACGATGAAGGGAATGCCTGCGCAATCGCGAGCCTCGTCAAGCATAGACAAGAAGTCTTGATCCATCATCTCGCCAGAGCCTGGAGAGTCGGGGGAATCGAATTCGTCAAGGGTGAAATATCTCATTTTTTCGCGAGCATTATTTCGATTTTGTGAACTGACTCCATGACCTCTTTCATCATCTGCTTTAGTTCGTCTTTATCGGACTCCACGCGAATGATTCGCCCCTTGAGCTTTTCAATTTCTCTGTTTAGGTTTACCCACACCATCACGATCGTTATCGCGCTTGGGAGAATTGTGAGGATTATTTCTGTCGATGTCATCGAGGAATTTTTTCAATAGCGTT